ATAATGATTTATTTATAGATAAAATTTGTAAGTATTGCGAAACACTAGATCACGAAGATATAGAAATACTTGAGCCTAGTGAGTTAAATGGTTGTAATTGTAAACAGTGTAAACAAATGAAAGAGGTAGCACAATGATTAATCAAGATATTGAACCCTATCCAAAATTTTGGCATGGTAAAGGCTTCTATGATGATGAAACTTATTACTTCATAAAAGAGTGTAAGACTATGCCAAAAGAGGTTGACGTTGGTACTTGTTGGATAGGGGATAAAGATACATACGAAGAAATAATAAACAACTTATAGAAAGGTATAAACATGACTTCAATACAACAGTTAAAAGAGCATATAACTAGATTAAATGATGAAAAACTATTAAATCAATTTGATCTTTATTCTTCGTTTAATTTACAGGATACTAAAGAAGTAATTTATTATAAAATTATTGAATATGAATTACATAAAAGACGATTGCTTGATCATAAAATAATGGAGGATAATTACGAGTATGAACATGCACAATAAAAAAACAATAATTTTAAATGGTTATGACGTTGTAACAAATAGAAAGATGATAAGCCTTAAACTTGACGTATGGAAGAAGTTAATCTCATGTTGTAAACATGAAGACTTAACCATGACCAAGTTAATCAATAAGATGATTGATAGGCATATCAAAGATCATAATTATGATATTGATAAAATATTCAATGCTAATTTAGAGGTTAAAAAAAACGTATTGGATAGCTTAATTGATTATAACTTTGAAGAAATTAAGCAAATAGAAAGCTAGTCTAAAACATTATCCTTATATCATTGTAGCCATTGATAAGCCTACATGGCTTTTTTTTGATTATATTTATATCGTTTTAATAAACCTACATGGCTTTTTTTTAAACCAAAATTATTAATACCAATAAACTTACATGGCTTTTTTTGTATTGCAATTTTAAATTTCTATAAACTTACATGGCTTTTTTTGATCTTTGTTTTAGATGTTTTCCAGATACATACATGGCTTTTTTTGAAGCCAGATTTACAAATTACTGATCTAGTATTTCCTTTTTTTCTTCTTTGACATTCTCATATTGAGTGTACTTTTGCTCAAGTTCTGGAGAGTCTAACCAACTTACTACAATGTTGTTGGTTGTGTTTTTATTTAAAGTTAAATCCTTTTTATCACTGTACAAATCGCTAGTTTTACCTGCAATCCATTGAATGAACTTTGTCTTCTCACGTATCCAACTAATAAGATTTGGATCTAATGTATCTTGATTTATATCTGCTTGATAAATATCTAAAAGTTTATCTACTATATTTTGAACACCAATCTTACGAGCTTCTTCAATCCTAGATTTGATCTCTTTGTTTTCCTCTTGATTCAAGAATTGATAGAACTTGATCAAGCTGATCGGTAATGTTCCTTCCTTCCTTATACTTGCTAGTGTTTTTCCTTCGGATAGCTGCTCTAATACTGTATTTAGAACTGTATCTTCCAAGGTTATCAACTCTTGGCTTGACTTTGGTTTCGTAGTAATTTCTGACATAATCTAAATCCTTATCTCTAAATTGTTTTAAACTTGCAAGGCTTTTAATCTTCTTCTCATCTGTATAACCTGGCTTGTTATACCCTCCTCTATTTGCTCTATCTCTAAAGCCATAGAAGTTTGTATTTTGTCCACCATGAAATCTGCATTTATAGATTTGAAATCCATGTTCATTGAAGCTATTAGTAGGAAACCCTTTAGCCTGACAATTTTTGCCAGATAGCTTTGATATACCAGAACAAAATATCTTTTTAGATTTAAAACCTGCCATATCATTTTACTTTTGGCTTGCCTTGCCAATCTAAATTATTTCTCCTATTAAACTCTACCTTTGCTTTATATGATGCTGATCTGTTCTTGATAGTCTTTGATACCGCTGCTGTCATGGCTTGCTCTACAATATGCTTTGGCACAGCTCTTGCATCACGCAGCTCTTGCTCTTGGTACTCAATGGCTTTTTGTATGTAATAAGGATGTTTACTATAATAGCTTTGTAATTCTGCCAGAGGTACACTAGCTAGTTCAACTATTTTAGTCTGTTTATCTATATCTTTACTATTAACTATCTTATCTATTTTATTAATACTCATTCCATTTTTTATTAATATTGTTTTATTAATATTAGTTTTATTAATAGATACCTTATGGATACCACTGAGGTATCTATTAGATACCACCTCGTACCTATTGGATACATCATTAACTAACATTATAGGTGCTAAGGTGTATAAATTAGTAGAAGACAGCCGCTTTTTTATTAGAAGTTTAGCATCAATCATAAGTCTAATGCAACGATAGAGAGTCATGCGAGATAAGCCGATCATCTCTTTAATCTTAGAGTAGCGAGGATAACAACTGCCTGTTTTGGGATTAGCAAAGCGAAGAAGAACTAAAAGTATCGCCAAGCATTGAGCCTTACGTTCCTCTGCCAAGCCTAGATAGCCAGTATGACTAAATAATCCTATTGGTAGCCTAACGTGTTGATTATATTTAGCCATTATATTATGTGCATGTGTGTTGTTCTCTGAGCCAATTCAAATAACCTATATATTCCTGCTCATTTAATTCAACCATAGACCCCTCAGATATAGGGTCTATTTCCTCTAAAATGGCATTAATTTTTGATACAATAAAGGTTGGGTGATCAGTACCCTCTATGTTATAATAAACTATATAAGCAGGGATGTTTAATTTATTGCCAATATCAGCAGTAAGATAGGCAACTTTGTTATATTTACCTACATCATAGGTTGTTTCAATAACAGCTACACCACTGTTGCATTTGCCACAGTATTCGTAGCTATCTATATCAATCATTCTAAATTTACTGGTATCCTGAACTTTCCTATGCCATTCATTGTACCAATTAACCCTTGCTTGATTGAAATAAATATCTTTAGCCATTAATTTTTAATCTTATAATAAAAACTATCGTCATCTGATGTACTCCAAAAATCTGTTTCAACACTTGGATAATCCATATTAGTTTTATAATCTGGTATCTGATCTTTGACTGTAAAGTTTGGTAAGTTCCAAAGTATCTTATTGTTAGGTAAAAGTACGTAGTTCCCCTGAAACGGATCACCTTCATTACATTCTAATACATGGTGGTGTTTATGCTCTTCACTAACTTCGCTGTATGTTATGTTTAATAAGTTCATATCAGGTTGGCAGTAATCAATACTGAACATGTAGTTAGCTCTATGTAATTTATTATTGCGATCAATAAACTTACACTGTGCTGTGGCTAGAGCATTGTACTCAATAACATTAGCATGGTAAGATAAGCAATCCCAATACACAGTTTGTTTTAATTCTAAATCAACTACATCTTTTCTATTATACTGATCAGAAAAAAAAGCTGTGATTGGTAGCCTTGCATAGTTAGCACCATTTGGCAGCATAATATTAAACAATGGTGTTCTTCCTTCTAAGGTAGTTATACTATGTACAAGACATACCTCTTCTTCTCCAATATGTTTTTCTTTATTGTATAAATATTCTAGTCTAACTTTGGCTTTCCATACTGGAATGTTATGATTAAGAAATGACATTGGCTCTCAGTTTCATTAGTTCCATATTAAGAACCTGTACTTCTTCATTAAGCCTATCTATTTCTTTTTTAAGTAAGACGATCTTCTCGTCATACAATTCTATTACATCCTCAACGTGTAGTTCTTGATCAATCATTTAGTTCTCCAATTTTTTAATAGATAAAATTACGCCACGAGGAATTACAACACAATCTCCCACATCTAAACTGTCTGAATTAAAACTATATGTTGCAAAAGTTTTTACCCAATCTTTATTCTCTTCATAAAGATAACCTATCGTAGTACACATAGCAGGAACTAAGTCTTTTAAATCTTCCTCAGTATTCCATGCGTTGTCGCAACTGTTTATATCCAGCCAACTTATAATAACTTTATCAAAGTTTATGGGTTTCATACCAGCTTTCGTAAAAATCATTAGGAGTTACTCCTGTTAATTTTGTTATTTGTTTCATAAACTTCGGATGCGGAATACGCTGACAGTTCTTCCAACGCAACAAGGTTACTGTTGGGTTAGTTCCTGTTAATCCTAATTTTTTAGCCATATCTTTATTGCTTAACTTTTCTTCTTCTTGGCGTTGTGTTAGTTTGTGTTTCATTTAGTTTTCCTTTTTATTCTATTACCAAAGCAATCAAACATTCTGTGATACCTCTTTAATAATTTATTTAATTGTGATTTATTCTTATTCATATTTACCTCTCTGTTTTAAACCCTTATAAACCAATATGGTTTAGTGTCAATTATTATTATTGACATAAAGGTTATTTAGAATATTGTAAGTTAAAAAATGAAAGGCTTAAAATGGTTATTGATTTAACAAAGAACAATTCTATATCGGCATTAAATAATTTTGATCCTGATATTTGTATTAAATATTATCAGGCACTTGGTTTAGACCACAGCTCACCATCACAGGATAACATGAGTGATTCTGATTGGTTGTGTAGATACGTTTTTTTTGATGAACAAACTAGGCGTG